TCAGCAGTGCCAGAACTCGTAATCGCCGTGAAGTAGGCATTGGGGACAAAAGACAGAATCTCATCAGTCTGCGGCAATAAGGTCAGCACCGCCGTACTGTTGGCACCCTCTCCCGTAGGAATGACGCAATTAGAGGCGGCATCAGCACTTGTCTGAGCATAGGCTAGGAAGCAGGCCGTATTGCTAGATAGGTTGATGACACGGTATTGATTGCCACCAAGGGTCGTAGAAGGCACCTGTACTGGCGTAGGAGCAGTAGAAGCCGCTACCAGCTTGACGGTCTTACCTAGTGCCGTAAATGCGTTTATGCCCATTACACACCCCCTTCCGGCTCTACCCAATTGGGATCATGGGGCCACTCTACCTGAGTAGGAAATCCTGCTTGGCTAGTGATGTCCCGCAGTGCCTGACGATAGGTTGCCCATGCCGCCTTGTCTACAGGAGAGTCATCTACCTGCGTCCAATCTGTAGAGGCTAGGAGGGCGTTCCTCTGGCTACGCACCTGGGCGGCTAGTGAGTTTGTCTTAGACTGTATCTCAGCCTGTGTAAGAGGCTCTATACGCACGGTGTATGCCCATCCGTCTTCGATGTAGGGATCGGAGGCTACGAGTTTTTCGATATCCCGATCATGCGGTTTGAAGACGTTTACCTTATAGGCGTTTTGCTCTGCGAGGTATTCGTCAGAGGGGCCGGTAGACGGAAAGGAGACGTTGGGAAAAATCTCTTTGTAGTGGGCTATGCGCCCGTCTTTGTAGACTTGCATGGTCTATTCCTTATTCATTCGGGAAAGCTGCCGTGGGTGGCGTGAAGTTACTGGTATACCTAGCCACACCTTTGGTAATGCGAAGATCGTCTATGAAGCCGTTTAGTGAAGATGCTCCAGCATCGCTTGCGCCAATACGCAAAAGACTTGTATCGTCAGCAATTACAACAGAACTATTTGCTGTGCTTTCGGAAGTTCCGTTAATAAACAATTCAAAATCATTACCATCACGGACAACAGCAAAGTAATACCAAGTATTATTTGCTAGTGAAGTTGTAGAATTTAATATAACATTCCAAGATCCAACATCTGTATCACCGCATAAAAAACTTAATTTTTGGCTTACATTAGTATTTATAAATATAGCCAATCCTCTTGCCGCTACTGCTGATCTTCTTAATAAAATTGATTGATTTGTGCTTGAGTTAGTTGTGTAAACCCAACCTTCTATTGTGAAGTTTCCAGTCGATAGATATAGAGGAGGAGTAGATACAATGTCTAAATAATCCCCAGTCCCATCAAACTCGATGGACGCCGTTCCGAAAACCTTAGTCGTTGTGTCCAGTTGAACATTGCCGACTGTCTCTAGGTTGTTCTTGCCTGTGTTGTCGAATATGCCAGCGTTGGTGAAGTTGAGTAATGCTGTGCCGCCTGTAGGTGGTGCGGTTGGAACTGTGATTGTCTCTGCGGTTCCTACAACGTACTTAAACCCCGCAATGTAACCGTTCATGGGGTTAGCATTGCCACGATCCGCACCAATGTTTAGTTGTTCTGTTTGGTTAAAGTCCGTAGTTACTGTTGCCTGACCGTCGTTTACACCGTTGATATATAGCTTGGTCTGATTCGTTCCAGTTCCCTCACGAACCACCGCAACGTGCGTCCATGCTCCTGGCGGTATTGTGCCGGTAGAGTCTATATTGGTTGTTGTTTGGGTAAATCGCAGTTTATTGTCTGAATGTACTTGAAACACCCAACCAGTAGATGCGCCACCTTTAGCCGCAATAGAGTGAACCGCACCGGCAGCACTACGATATATCCATGCTTGGATAGTAAAGTTGCCTGTGCCAAAGCGTAGCCCTGCAGCATCAGCAATAGAAAGATAATCCCCCGTCCCATCGAAATACCCACTCCCGCCATTCACGGCAGGATTGTAAGCAGCAGAGGGTGCGAAAGGACTGAAGGGGGTTACACGCACATTTGACGTTACTGTTAATGCAATTGCATTGCTACTGTTGTCTACAAACCTGTTAGATTGGCAAGTCAGCAACCTTGTGCCAGATACGTTTGTGTTTGGTGCTGTTGGAACCGCAGAAGATAACGCTGAGTCAGCATAGATAAAATTAGATATGTATCCTAATGTGGGGAACCATTCCGTACCAGTTGTAGCAAATCGTGATCCGATTGACATACTTGTACCAGTAAAATTTGTGCTTACTGTTGCTGAACCAACCTCAGACCCATTAATGTATAGCTTTGTTTGATCTGTTCCTGTTCCTGAACGGATTAACGCAATATGCGCCCATTCTTGAGTCGGCAAAGCGGTTGATGCACTTCCAGTAATAACAAAAGCATTTGCTACACGGTTATAAAACTCAAGTTGATTGCTGGTATTTATCTGTAGCAAAACACTATTTGAGCCATCGCAAAAAATCTGCGTTTTTGTTGTTGAATCAGTAACATATACCCAAAAAGAAATTGTAAAGTTTCCCGTTCCAATTGCCGTAATTGTTCCCGATATTCTGTTTTCAAGTCCAACAGAAGTGCCACTAAAATAGTTCGACCACTCCCCCTCTGCTACAGAGAACGGGCTAAACGTGCCTTGGGTGGTGTTGCCATTGCGGGTAATCGTGAAGTTGTTGGTAGAGCCATCTAGGAAAGTGTTGTTCTGCGCTCCGTTTGTGCCATCGCCGTGGAGTAACAGAGTCGTTTGATTGAAATATGGGTCAGTCGGCCCACCACTACCAGCAGCCGCCGCCAACATGGATATGAGATCAGCCATTATTTGTAACTATTCAAAGAAGCAACCATGCCATGAACAGTAGTGCCTGCGTCATAAGTCACAAACACTAGGATGTCCAACCCGTTGGAAGTAAGCGATGGAGCCGTATTCCCACTCCAAGCCACATTACTCCATGTCAAAGTCTGAGAGCCTCCATTGGTTAGTGCCAGCACACAACCACTCATCGTGTTTGCTGCACTTGCGTTGGCAAAGCTAATCGTCACATTGGCGTTTGCCGTAGCGCTAAAGAAGTTGGCATTGGCAAAATCAAGGCTAGTGTTGGCGTTTAGTAAGCCAATTATCTCGCCATTAATCGAATAGTCCTTAAGCGTTGGCCTAGTAGCTAACTGGTCTTGGAAGTCTATAGGCGTATTGCTGACGGTTCCTCCAGTAATTACGACATTGCTAGAGGTCATGTTCGTAATCGTGCTGGTAGTGGCATTGGCTACAGTAAAGACCGCATTGCCGCCCGTAATGTTGACTGATGCAAGCGCCTCTGAGCCGTTCCCAATACCGTTGATGGCATTGACTACCGTAGTAAAGTTTGCATCTAGGTTTGCCAGCGGTATCGACGTAGTAGCCGCTGCAAACGTATTGGGGATAGTGATAGGAAGTGCCATCTTAGAACCTCGCTCTTAGTTCATGTTCGTATTGGAACCCATTAATTGTAAATGGGGTAGCAGTGGCTGTCACCGTCATTCCCAGGTACTTTCCGTACATTTTTGCATCAGATCTATACAAGAAGTACCCTGCACCTGGGGAAACGGTACCTAGCCAAGAAATGATCTGGCTACTGTTATTTATCCAGTTAATCGTATCCCCTACGTTATTCACCCAAATGACAGTATTTAGGAACGTAATTGGCGGAGATTGGTTAGATTCCGAGTCTACAAAAGCCTCTAGGACAATCGGCAACTCACCAAGGGTAGCCTCAATGCCGATCTTAAGCGCCTGCTTGTCTCGGATAGGATCACCCATAGGCAGGAGAGCCGTCTGGATTTCGATAGGCACCCCAACATCCTCATCCTCATAGAACTGGTACAGATCTGTGCCAGTAGAGCCGTAGAGGTTCAAGAATCCATCACTTACTGAGGGTACGACAAAGTAGCAGTCGGTAAGCTGATTGGTAAAGAACCACTTACGCTCAAAGAACGCCGCCTGTATCCAGCGGAAGGTGCCATTGTCGTTGTAACGGAAGTTGTAGACCGCGCACAGGATGTTGTTGATAAGGCACTGACCACCGCTAATTTGGCTGTTGAAGTCAATAAGCGGAAATACACCGTCTAGCGGGTCGCTAATCTTGGTAGTTGTAGCACCCACTAGGGCGTACACCCCATACTCGTTCATGAAAAGGACTGAACGAAAGTACGGGAAGATAGCTTGTTTTAGATTAGAACCAACAGAGGCAGAGACGTTGGTATTGGTAAATAGTGTCTCTCCAGTGTTGGAATCCACCCGCACATCTGAGAAGACGTTGATGGAGTCCTCACCAAAGACATAAAGGAAGTTGTTAGCCGCTAGAATGCGGGTAATGTTCGTCCTTAGAGTAGCGTCTGAGATGGTCAAAAAGCCGGAAGAAATGCTATAGAAGTCGTTATAGGTGTCTGCGGCGGTGTAAAACACCGTTCGATCACTAGCAATCCAGGCTCTGCCTGAGAACGTGGCTATGTCTATGCCATTCTGGTCTAAGATCGTGCAGGTAGCGTTGGCATTGGAGCCAGCACCAGAGATTGTGATGCTAGGAGGCGACGTATAGCCTATGCCAGCCTCAGTCAAAATGATCTCTGAGACTACGTTGCCGATTAGCACCACTTCGCCGGTAGCCGTAACGCCGTTTGCTTGATCTGGCGTTCCAAAAGTAACGGTGGTGTTGGCTGCTAGGTAGCCAGAGCCGCCATCATTGACCGTAATGCTGTTGACCGCCCCTATGTCGTGAAGATCTACTCCATCCCAAGTCTTATAGCCGTTGTTTGGGTCAATAATTAGCGCACGTTCGTTCTTCCACTGGGTAATTGCTACGCCTGAGTTGGAAAAAGTACCTACATTGGCTACGTTTCCCGTAGAACCAGTCGTAATGTTGACGTAATTGGCACTGCCATCGTCATTAAACGACAGAATGTACTCATTGTTGTTGATGTTTACCGACCCCATATAGGCGGTATTTGCCGTCCAAGTGACGTTTGCAAGCTGCTGATTGGCTGGAACGGTCTTGAGGTTGCCAAAACCGATAGGCATAGCGTTTTCTAGCCAGCCAAACTCCCCGTCTCCAATCACGGTACGGGAGTTCTTGGTGTTCACACCCTTGAAGTCTTTGACTACGGCATAACTTTTCTTCTGCTCTACCGCAGCCATGTCAGTACCCCGCTATGTAAGGTGTCGGTAGTCTGCGCGTAAATGAAGTATTTAGTGCCTGGAGAACGTGCTTCTTGTACTCCTGATTGAATATCTCTGCCTCCCCGTAGGACTGCTCCTGATACTTGGCTAGGTAAGCCGCATAGAACGGCACTGCCTCGGTAAAAGGAGAGGGAAGCGTCTCCGTAGGGCTGGAATCAGAAAGATCTTCTGGCTCAACAACCGTATCAATCTCGCAGGCATAGTCCTGATCTGCTGTGGGAGAGATGTAGATCTTCTTTGGCCCGTACATGGAGAAACCAATGGGCCTGCCGGTATAGGTCTGCCAGTAGCGCAACTGAGCATTAAAGTCAGTCCACGGCAGATAATACAGCGGTATACGGGTATTCCCCCAGTAGAGGATTACGTTGAGTACATCTAGGGTTCTTACGCCTTCTGGCAGGGCAGAGAAGTCTATTGTTTCTGTGCCAGTGGTAATCGTGTGGTTCTGGAGAACGCGATTACACCCCGTGTCTTGCACTAGGTGTCCACGACCATCGTTGATGTAGTCAGTTAGTTCGGCATTTGTCCAGAAGTTCGCATTGACATCATGCAACAATCGCCGGGTTTCTGTGATGTAGCCCGATAGAGTGGTTGCCATATCTACTCATTGCTTGATGATGCTGCAACTTTCGCCGCAACCCGTGCTTTAGGCATGGGCGCGGCTACTCGTTCCACCACCGGGGCTGACAAGTGGACGGTTTTGGTCGAGGTGGATGAAAACGAGAACTGAGCCATCCTATCCTTTGCGGCAGGCAGATCAGTAGACATCTTCATCCATCCTAGTCTTACAAAATACGGCTCTTTATTGTCATCGCCATAGCCAAATATATGCTTTGCAACAATCTCGGGTATCTGCACCTCCTTACTGGGCAGAAACTCATAAGAAGTCCCATCGTAAGAGTCTACGAGGGGTTCTACGCCATTGTTGGTCACATATAAGTCGCTCATAGCGTGACAATATCTCCATAAACGTAAATATCAGCAGTAGCCGCAGCACCTTGAGGCGTAGTCAACGACAGATAGATGCTCTTAACTGTCAGAACATCACCGCCAGAGGTATAGCCAGAAGCCACGGTAAGGTCAACAAACTTACCAGAGGCAGACAAGCCGCTATAAACCTGCGTATTGGCTACGATTGCCGTTCCACCCTTGCTCACTGCGGGGTAAATGCCTCCAACAGCCGTGGTTAGGCTGATGGAAGCATTGGTAGCCACAATGCGACGAATGATGTACTTGGCAGGCGCGGAAAAGATAACGATCTGCTGATCGCTAGTGGAGTTCATGTTTGCGCTAATCAACTGTCCCAACAGAATCTGACCGAATCTGTTAGGTAGCTGAGTGCCTACCTTGTTAGCGTCCATGATGCCTCCTTAAGCGTAGGTTGAGCCAGCAGGTTCGCCACCGTTAATCGTTACCACGTTGACAGTAGCGTTGCCGCTGCCTGCATACTCGGTAAGACGCACGTTTACGCCATCGGAAATGACCAATCCACCAGTGCCACCGGCATACACATTCGCAAAGGCATTACCGTTGGAATTGTTGTTTACCTGAATTGCTACGTTAGCAGTCGGGTAAACATAGTACGTTCCAGCAGCAACAACAGTTGACGAGGAGTTTGCTACAGCAATGGTGCTTGCCTGGAAGTAAGCACCGTCACTGTTTGCATTGGCACCAGCAAGAAGGATTTTATTAATCGCTAAAGACATGATTTTTCCTCCTTACAGGCTAAGTGAGTTATAGCCCGTGATCTTCGTCATGGCTTTAGGCTTAGTATTGACGAGTTCAGCAATCATCAACACAGCGCCTACATAGCCAACTTGGAAGTTGGGCAGGGTGGACTCAAAGCCAGTAAACGCAAACGAAGCTTGCTCATGGATGTACATGGACAGATAGTTCGTGTTCAACAGGTAGAGAGTACCTTCTGGGCAGTACGGATCAGGATAGATCGGCACACCAGCAACCATCAGGGCGCGGAACGCAGCCTGGGGGCCATTGGCATCACCATCAAATCCAGAACCCGGAGTAATCATGTAGTTCTCTTGGCCTACATAGTCTTGAGCCAAAAGAGTCCATGTACCGAAGCCGCAAACACCAAAGGTCGGAACCTCTGCGCCGTTCTTCACAGTACCCGAAATGTACTGGAGGACGTTCTGGCGAGTGGGGTTCACAGAGCCAGCAGCGTACTGCTTACTCTTCCACCAAGTGTTCGTGCTACGGTTAATGTTTCCGTAGGTCGCAGTACCCGAACCATCATCCACCGCAGCAGGCAGTCCAATAAACTGTTGCTGGTTCGAGGTGTTGGTATACAGGGCAGTAGCCATTGAATCCATCATCACGTTGGTCGCATCGTTCATGCGAGCCTCAATGAGAGGAATAATGGCGTAGTCTTGCTGCACCGCACCTTCCATACCGAGGAACGGTACGGGGGAGATGAGCAGTTTCAGGTTGAACTCTGCCTGATAAGCACCCTGTTGGACGCTAGGCTGGGCAAAGGAGCCTGAGTAATCAGACCACTGCGCGTTGACGAACTGGGAACCCTGGACAGGCACCGTTACCGAGGACACACCGCCGGAAGCGGTTTGGCTGTTGGCAATAAGCGCCGCCATCAAGGGCGTTGAGTTATAGATTTGTACGACCAACTTCGGGATAAATGCCCGACGAGTTACATACGTCAACTCGTTGTACTGATTAGTACCCGAAGCCGGAAGGATGCCGCCACCTATAGGCATAATTTACCTCCGAAGTTTTCAATAAGCCCCATATTCACTACAGTCCAATCGGCCTTGGATTCTTGCGAAGTTCAGCCAAAGCCGCCGCAGCGTTTTCACGCGCTGCACCTACTGGATTCTTCATGTATCCCTGTATATCCATGCGAGACATCACGGGTTGAGGGAAACCAGACGATACAGGTGTTGCAGACTCTTTCATCCACTTCCAGTAATCGGCAGCGGTTTCGTGATTAGCAATGCCCTTTTCGGTCATGATCTTCTCAATCTCTTTGATGTCTTCTTCTGACTGCGCCACACCCGCTTCTTTCAACGAGTTACGGCGCTTTGCCAGTTCCTCTTTGACTTCTTTCTGACGCAACTTAGCCTCAAGTTCCATAACACGCTTCTCAGCGGCAGAAACTCGGGCATTGGTTGCCTCTTCCATCTCAATCTCAGGAACGGGAAGGTCGGGATGTACCTTCTTAGTCAGGCGCAGAAAGTCTTTGCGCGTAGCTGGATCTTCCGACAGACGCTTGGAAAGCGCCGCCAGTTCACTAATTGCTTCTGGTGAATAGTTCTCTAAACTCATAATTAGCCCCTTTTATGACCTAGATAACTTTTTTGGTATCGCCAGGTTTGCTCATCGTCATCTGGTTGCGCTTACCAGTCTTGGAAGCGTTGTCCAGACCACCCATTGCAGCAAAACGGGGGGTATTGACGATCTGACCATTCTGCTGCGAATTGTCGGTAGGGCGACGAGGTTGCAGCGCACCTTTTGGCTTAAACAGTTCCATGATTTCTCCTAGATGGGAAGAGGTGGTGCGGTTGTACCCGCAACAGGCGCTTGAGCAATTGCTCTCTGACCAGGCGTAGCGCCACCAGCCTGGGGGAGAGTTTGGATCAAATTCATAATCTCAGCAGGCATCAGTTCGCGGGTCTTAGCCTCACGCTCACCGAACTGCTTGGTAATGTCCATTACCACCTGCTCTAGCGTCTTGCCTTCTGGCGAGTCCATGCCAAAGACTCCTAGAGCCTGCTGGAGCATATCGAGTGCCATCATTATGTTGAGTTTGGCTTGCTCCTGATCGCCCTTCTGGGGTTCGGGAGTAGTCATGGGACTAGCCATAGGAGCCGTAGTCTCTTCTTGCATAGAAGGGGGCGGCGTAGGCGTTTCAGGGGTCATGCCCTGATCTGCCTTAATCATGTCCATCATGTCTTTTGAACCAATTGCCATACTCGACTCCTATCTTGCGCTAACGGTAGATAACAAATATCTATCGTGTCAACCACAAAAAAGGGGCAAAATCACTTAGCCCCTCGTTAGCTACGCTTAGTTTTGCGCGGCTCAGTGCGTTTTGCAGGGTATTTAGTCTTCTCGTAGATATTTATCATCGCTTCATCCCTCGGGATTGATTAGTGCGTAGAGTAGCACCTCTTGGCTGACTACGGATGTACGCCATAGATGCAGGTTTGTTTTCAGAGGCAATATCACGGCTAGTAGCGCGTGGTTGATCGCCAGTTTTAAGCATAGATCCAGAGTTCATTGCGCCTGAGTTTTGGTTCATTGCACGGCCCTCAATGGTGGTTGTGCGTTAGTGGGTGCCTCTGCTCCCGGAGGTGCTGCCGGTGGGCCTTCGGGGGCGGGCGGTGCCATTGCTGCTTGCTGCTCTGCCTTCAGAATGTCATCCAAGAGGATGTCTTTCATCGGCGGTTCAAGGAGTTCGACGAGGCGGGACTTGCTGATAGCGCCAGCATTGTAGAGGTTGAAGGTCAACTCTCTCAGATCTTCCATGAAGATTGGCGAGTTAGAGTGGGCATCGACCTTGACCACAAAATCGTCTGTGAATTGACTAGCAATAAACTTGTTGCCATCAGTATCTGTATAAACCGTATCATCGTAGACCTGCATCATCTTGAGGTAGAGGGTGGCGATCTTCTCTAGGCTGTCCTCAACGATTAGCGCCCTGCGCTTGGCGCGTGAGGAACCCAGTCGGGCAAGCTGACTGGCGTGGCCTTGAGAACGAACGCCGGTTTCACCGCGTCCAGACAGTACAGAAGTGATGCCCGAGGCTTCAGCAAACATTGCGTCGATCTCGGCAATCTCACGGAAGATGTCATTCGGGATATTTGGCGCAAATTCCTCGACTTTGGCGTTAGGCATATCAGTAGAAATGAAGGAACCAGCGCGATTAAGCGCAAAGTTCTTCTCATCCAAGATGCCTGTGAAGCCCATGATGGCTTTTGGCGGGGAAACCTGCTTATCCAGCAGTTCTAAGACCTGAGAAACCCGTTTATTACGCATTTCTTGCAGGAAAACGAGCCTTTGAGTCTCGGATTGGCCCCAATAATAGTCATATTGGGGGCTTGGGCAGACCTGCACGAAGGGTTGCTCACCTTCCAAGAAAAGGCTCTTAGAGGGGCGGTCATAGATGACTACACGGGGTTCTGCGATGGTTACGCAGCAATAATCGTTGATTTCATCGTCAAAAATCCACAATTCGTACATTTTGACGGTCGGTTCACCGATTCTGGGGACGTAATTCTGTGATCCAGCCAGATTCATCTGCACATTGCCGTAGATTGTGGGGTCAATGGCGCTGGTAACTAGCCTTTCTACCCCTTCTGGGTAGTGTTTGACCTCTTGTTCGGCAAAAGACATGGCCTCTATGATCTCTTCACGCCTTGGATGGGCGTAAAGACGGCTATAAAGCTC